GCTAAAAAATGCGCCCAGATTGGCGGCTCGGTAGTGGAGAATCTTAAAACATTTCATTTGGCGCGATATCGGAAGATTACGAGCATCTACACAATGCCGAGTGATTCTGACGTTGAGGAGTTTTCCAAGACCAAGACCGATAAGATATTCCAGGCTAATGCCTGCATCCGTGATTCCTTAAAAATTGACAATGTTTTCCTTAAGCAGGTGGGCGATACTTTTTTATATTTCAAAGGCACGCGAAGCAAGGCCGCACCTATCTCCACGACCGCCGACAGATTGGTTCACGATGAGATTGACCGGTCTGATTTACAGATTTGCGATTTTTATCAAAGTCGTATTGCCGATTCAGAACATAAGATGACGGTGCTTTTGTCTAATCCCTCGGTGAAGAATGTCGGCGTGGACTTGGCTTGGAAGGAGTCCGATAAAAAGGAATGGTTCATCACCTGCCTGGGATGTGGAGAGAAGCAGTTCCTTACTTATGAGAACAACATTGACGAGATTGGAAAACGAATTGTCTGCAAAAACTGCAACAAGGAACTGACTGATGATGAACGCAGATTTGGCAAGTGGGAGCCAACTGGGTCTTTTGGGGCCAAGTGGTCTGGGTATCACTTCTCTCATTTGATGTATATTCGCCATAAAGCCGATGAGATTATCGAAGCTAAAGAGAAGCGTGGAGTTGAGTATTTTTATAACTTCGTGTTAGGCGAACCCTACTCGGCCGGTGAGATTACCGATTTTAGGCAGGCCATTTATGATGTTTGGGTTCCTAAGTCACTTGATACGCCGCCGTTCTTTATGGGCATTGACGTTGGCAAGGAGAAACATTGGGCGATTGGCAGTAAAGATGGTATTTTCAAAATTGGCAAGTGCGAGTCGCGCGAGGAACTTGAGGCAGTCATTACTCGTTACAATCCTTTCGTGGTGATGGATTCAGGCCCGGAGCGCATTTGGTCAGAGGAGTTCAAGCAGAAGTTCCCTAAAGTCAATTTGTGCTTTTATCGCAAAGACAAGAACGTGGCTGATATGGTTACCTGGGGGGGAGACAAGGGCAACTTTGAGGATTCAAAGAATTGGGGATATCTGTGGATTGATCGCAACCGGGTGATTGACGCTTGTGTTTATGATTTGCAACGAGGCAACTTTTTCTTTTCTCTTAATAGGGAAGATTTAGAAAAGTTTATTTTACATTGCGAAACTATGCGGCGAATCCCCGAGGAAGTGCCGGCGCTGCATACTTACCGCTACGTTTGGGATTCCACGACTGGGGTCAACCATTGGTTTTCGGCAATGTATTTTTGGTGGCTGGCAATGAAGAGAGGGTCGATGCCGGCTGAGTTTTTACAAGAGAAACAAGTTGATAAAAATAATCTTATTCAGATTAACAGCGAAGGCAATCCCCAGATGGTTGATCTGAAAGAGCTTATCGAAAGTCGTCAAGAATATGATTGACGCTATCAAGCCAAAGAATTACTGCCAGGTTTCAATGACTGAAGAAGAGGCCAATATTTTTTATTGGATGAGGCAGTATCAGGGTATCTGGGAGAAAGCTTTTAACGAATTGCGTCCCGGATCGTTGGTGCTTCACTTTAATGATGTCGGAAAAATAAAGAAGCACGAGTTTCATTTTTATCAGAAATAAACTGTGGATAACTCTACCTGTTGACAGGGTTTTATAAAATTTAGTATAATTAAAGTGTACTCATTCCGTCCTACTCTACGAAAGAAGGGCGGGAACAGCATCTAATCTTTTAGATTTTGTTTCCGTCCTTTTTTATTTCTTGCCGTGGCGATTAAATCTTGTAAAAGATAATTGCAACGCGGTTAATCGCCGCGATAGTAAATAAAATGTTTAAAGTATTGTTCGACTTAATCTGGCATCCATTTATTTATATTTTTGTTTATGGATATTCGCTATTTTTAAAACGTTATGGACATTTCTAAATTAACTGATCAGCAGTTAAGTCAATTGATTGAGAATCGGTGGAAGGATTCTGCTTCGCTATGGAAAATTGTCGAGGATGCTTATACAAAGAATAAGCGTGTTTGGCAGAATAACCCCGAGTGGCTTGAAACCTTGCCCCCAAAACGCTCCAAGGCGCGTGACAATCGCACCTTTCTGGCTATGGAGAGCGTTATTAAGACTCTTACCGGCCGTCCCTCTAAGCCCAATGTCCTTTCGACTGAGACCTCGCCTGATGGCAAGCAGATTGCCTCTGATTTACAAGACTTTTTCTTGGCCAAGTACCGCAATCTTATGGTCAAGCCTAAGATGAGGCGCGGTTTGCGGTGGTTATTCCTCTCTCGATTGGTAGTTTTTAAGGTTTTCTGGAATAACGAGACCGATGACTTTGATTTGGCGCCGGTTGATTCCAGGAGGGTTAGATTCTCTAAGCGGTCAACTTCAATGTATGACACTAAGTTTGCCATCGAGGAGGTTCCGGACAAATTAGTTTCCGAGTTAATCGAAGATTTCCCAGATAAAAAATCTAAGATTCTAAAAAAGACTGGTTTTGCCGAAGAACAGGTTTTGGTGGATGATCCTATCTGCTCAATCCGCGAGGCGTGGATCGGTGATTATGTTTGTTGGGAGCTTAATGGCCTTATTTTAGGAAAGGAAGAACATCCCTATTGGGACTGGGACGGCGTGCCGCTTACCGCTTCGGAGATGGCTGATGTTAAAAAAGCCAGCAGCGGGGTTGGCTTGAGACTTAAGATGGCCTCTCTAAAGAAAGGATCGGCTGATCGTCGATCTAACGGCAAGAACTACCAGTCATATCTTTACAACTACTTTGACCGACCGTTTCCGCCTTATGTTTTTGGCACGGTGCTTAACGTTGAGAACCAGCCGGTGGGCGAGACGTCGTTGATTGAACAGGTTATTCCCTTACAGGAGGAGATCGACAAAAGAAAGCGACAGATTTCAGATAACGCCGATATGGTCAATGGAATTGTTAAGGTGGATACCAATCTGACAAAGATTAGCCGGGCTGACGCACAACAAGCCAAAGCTGACCCCAAGGGAATTTGGTATGGAGCTGGAGTAAAAAATGGCGTCACGCGCGAGGTTGGATCTCCTTTGCCAGCCTATGTCAAAGACGATATGGTTCATTCGATCGTTGATTTGGATAATCTTTTTGGGACGGGCAATACCTTTCGAGGAGAACAAGGACCAAAGGAAACTGCTACCGGCCGGGCTATTTTACGAGAGGAATCATATAAATATCTAGACGAGTTTATTGATTTAGTTGATACCCTGCACCTACAAATTTACGAGTGGATGTATCAGCTTATGAAGGTTAGATACACCGAAAAGCACTACACCAAGATTTTAGGTTCTACCAAGACCAAGCGCGTGCTTGAACTATCCCAGGATGATTTGGGCGAGGGAATTGAGATCGATATTATCCCCGGCCAGATTATGCCCGATGATCGGATGTATCGATCGGAGCGCGCCAAGGAGGAGGCGACTGCTGGGTTGATTGATCCGCTTACCTACTTTGAGGAGACCGAGCGCGAGAACGCCCAGGAACTGGCCAAGCGACTGATTATGTTTAAGATGAACCCCTTATCTTTAGTTGATATGACGCCAGAAGATTTACAAAAACTACAGGGTGCGGCCGAAATTTTTAATCCTCAAGAAAATGGCCCAGCTAAGGGAGGCCCACTCGATAAGAATGCCCAGGCGGTTATGCAACTTAAGCAGAAAGCCGAAGCCATTACCCAGAGTCAAGAATTTCAGAAGATGGCGCCGGAGCAACAACAGCAGGCGATTAAACTTATTCAAAATCAGATTAACAAATTATCTCAATCGGCCGCCGCGCCAGTTGAGCAGGGTAAAAATAACAAGTTTAAAAAATAACTATGCCTAGCGCTTTAGAAAACGAATTGAAGCGACGCGCCCAAAAAAAAGGAATGACTGGTGAGCGCAAGAATGCCTATGTTTATGGCACGATGCGCAAGACCGGGTGGGTGCCTAGCACGCAGAAGAAGAGTTCTTTAAAAGACGAAATAAAGAAGCGAAGTAAATAATAATTGCCTAATTTGACCAAGTGGCTTGCCAACTCCTTTGGAATAATTGGCAAGATGGCAGTCAATATGGCTAAAAGTATGTTAGAACCAAACGAATTGGACGATCAAGATTCTTCGTCAGTCGATGACGACCAAGACGATGATCAATCGGACGATGAGGGAGGCGGAGCAGGAGATTCGGTCAATACCGTTAAAATCGGGGATAAAGAATATACCCTCGATCAATTAGCGGAATTTGAAAAAAAAGCGTCAGGTTATGACGCTCTACTCCCCGAGTTCACGCAGAAAAGTCAAAAGTTGGCGGAACTTGAGAAAGCATCTAAGACCAAAGACGAGAATTTACCCTCTTACAAAAAAGAAGGCTGGCAACCCAAAGACTTTTCCGAGTTGTCTAAGGCGCTTGAGGAGGCCGAAGAACGCGGAGTTCAGCGGGCCTTATCAACACTTGAACAACGTCAGGCCGAAAGTCTAGCGCAATCGCAGAAAGTTAAGCAAGAAGTTGATGATTTTGTCGCCGAGGTTAAGAAAACCGACAAGGAATTTGATGATAAAGATTTCTTTTCTTATGCGACAAAACATAAGTTTCCTCTTAAGACAACTGGTGATTTGCGCGCGGTTTATTCTTCTTATGCCGAGATTCAGACGCTTGCTGGCGGATTGCCTAGGGGCAGTCGCAAGGACAAGGTCAATATTCCCGGCGGAGGCGATCCTAAGGGGCCAGACCTTTCAGATTTAAGAGGAAAAGAAGGTTCAATTCTTGAAAAAGCTTTGGATGCATTAGACAGATTTAAAAAATAATTTTACCAAAATGGAATTTTCAGGAACAGTTACTTCTATTACCAGGGAATCCATTGTCCCATCGGTTTCGGATACGATACTTAAGGGCAATGTATTCTTGCTGCGAATTTTGGGTAAATCCAAATCGTGGCGGTCAGGTTACAGAATGGACGTGCCGGTTAAGTACCAAAAATCAACGACTGGCGGCATCGTTGAGGTTGGCGGCACGCTCGATACGACTCGCAATGAGACACGTATCAAAATGTCGTTTGAGCCGCAGCGGATTCACAAACCAATTGTTGTTGATGATATCGAGCAGGCGGTTAATAAGGGCGATGCCCAGGTTGTAGAATTGTTGGCGACCGAGGCTGACTCTATCGCCCAGGATTTAGTTGATGATTTGGGCGGGTATCTTTATACCGGCACTGGTGCGACCGGTTTGTCGTTTGATTCAATTTTGAACGCGGCCGATGACAGCACCAATTACTCCACTTATGGAGCGCAAGCTCGCGGTACCTATACCTCTCTTAAGGGATATTATGCGGCTTCGATCGGAGCTTTAGCTCTAGCCGATCTTCGGACTTTGTCTAATACCGTGACGATCGGTTCCAAGAAACCGTCTTTGCTGGTTACTACTCCAAGTATCTGGTCAGCCTATGAGGCATTGCTTACACCGACTGTCCGAGCTGGATACCAAGTTAATGGTTATCCTCAGATTGGTCGAACCGGTATGGCGCCATCTCAGCAAGCATTAAAAGGCGACATCGGATTTGATGGCCTGTGGTGGAGGGGTGCTTTGATGGCCAAGGACGACAAGTGTACTTCCCAGAAGTTATTTGCCGTGAACGAAGATACTTTTAGCTTTTATGGCTTGGATTTATCCGGCGTTAAGGGCTATGAGAAGATCAATGTTACCGGCACCAAAGTAGTTGATGGGCCGCAGGGTATGCCTATTCCTAAGGGATTTAATTACTCTGGTTTGTTAAGGGGAGTCAATCAACCGGCGGTGGTCGGTCACCTGTACTATGTCGGAAACTTCATCTGCACCAACCCGAGATACCAGGGTCAATTAACCGGTATCACTGACTAAAGGTCGCTAAAATTAAAATAACCAACAACAATTATGAACAACAAAACTATTTCAATTTTGGCGATTGGCGCGATAGTAATTTCTATCATTGCGTTGGTTATTGGGAGCGTTTCATTTGTTAAAAAAGTTCCCATTTCCGATACGATCGGGACGATCGGGACGATGTTGGCCGAGGATTATATTCCGGTTATCAAGTATAACGACGGCTATTACAGCGAGTTGGATATTACGACTACCGGCACATTAACCGCGGCCACTGGAACGTTTTCCAGCACCCTGGGAATAACGGGAGCGACTACCGCTTCTACCTTTACGCAAGGCGGAGGTGTAACCTCAACGTCAACTTCTGGATCGGTTGTGCCGCTTTTAGCTTCAGCATTCGATACGGAAAATGTTATCGATGTTATGCTGAACGTTCAGGACGCGACTTTGTCATTTCCGGCATCTTCAACGCTTACTTCATTTATTCCGACTTCTGGCCAAACGAGAACCTTGTTTATCCGAAACGCTACCACAACTGCTTCTATAGATCTTACGATCTCTGGAGGTACGGGTGTCTTGCTGAAAAATGCCAGTTCTTCTCCATCTGCCCCGACTATTTCCGGGGACACCGATGGAGCTAACTACGGTGTTATAACTCTGATCAGAAAGGCCAATACCGATATTGAAGCCTTACTAGAAATTTTTAAAGATTAACACCATGAAAAAACTTCAAAACATTTCAGGCGAAAATATCTCTGTCGTTATGCCGGTTAAAAACGCTCGGGACGACCGGTTTGATTTGCCGGCTGGCGAGACAGTTTCGCTATCTGACGACAAAGCCAAATTTGCCATGAAAGAGTTCGAGGGAAAGGTTAAGGAGATTAAAAAGTAATTAAGCGTCTGATGTCTTTGGGCGGGACGTTTAGTTCCGGCATTGAAAGGTCGCATCAGACTTAATTAATAAAAAAACAAAACAATGCAAATAGGATTTCAAAGTATTTTTGACACCCCGACAGTCAAGCAATTCTCGATGAATGGTCAGTATCAGACTCCGGACGGCCGAGTTTGGGAATACCTTTATGCTTCCGAGGCTATCACCAAGGGCATGATTGTAACCCGTCCAGCTAATACGGCGGTCACGACTGTTTCTTCATCGTCCAATGGCGCGAGCCAGGTGGTTTATATCACCGAGGGTTCAGCCGGCTGGACAGTTGGCGCGTATCAGGAACATGTTGCCTATATTTATACCGGCACCGGCGAGGGTCAATGGGGAAAGATTAAAGACAATTCAGCGGACACCTTAGAGCTGTTCCCTGATTATGCCTTGAGTACTTCTTTGGATGTAGCCGATTCCGGCGTGACTATCGTGCATGAACCTGACGCCGAGAAAGCACCGGTTACCGTGGACATCACTCCGACTAAGGGAGTAGCCCAGGTTACCTTTGCTTCCGGAGATTATGGTTTCTTCTTAAAGCGCGGCGTGGGTTTTGTCACTTGCGGTATTGCGATCACGGTTAACACCGGTATCAAAACTGGTGACGACACAGAGGGTTATGGAACAATCGCCGCCACCGGCGAAGGATTGTTCGATGCCAATTGGGTCGGTCGATGTTTGGTTGCTAATGCTTCAGCTGACGTAGCTTGCTGTGCTGACGTGGGCGCGATATAAGCTAAATTGGTTTGGGGCCGGGGAAACTCGGCCCCCCCCAATAAAAAATCAAATGAAAAAATATCTACCATAGACGGTGATAATGGCGCTGTTTATATGGAATTTATCAAAGACGATGATTAAGTTGCGATCTGAAACTCAAGCCGGTAACGGCCCACAGTTTCAGTTCGGAGTTTAATCTCCACAAAGGTCGGCACTATTAATTATTAAAAATTAATTGTTCACCAATATGTCAGAAGAAAGACCAACAAAAGAGGCGCTGGAGATGCAGCGCCGAGCAGATGAAATTGAGAGACAAATAGTTCGTTTCACCAATATCGACAGCGAAAGTTTTACCCATTCTTTTAGGGGAATATCAAATTCTTTCGCTCCCGGCGCTTCACAGGCGATGCGCTTGCCCGAGGCAGACCATTTGGCTATTCACTTGGCTAGGAAGATTATCTCTCGCAATAAAAGAAAGTTGCCCGATGATAAGGTTGTCAATCTTTGGACGGATGCTGAGATTGAAGATATGAAGAAGAAAATTATCAGTCCATTGGGTGAAGAAGAAGGCACGCGCCTTACTCCCGATCAGGCCCACACCAAAGATTTGGAAGCGTTAAATAAAAAGTTTCCTAAACCGTCCGAACCGACAGTTTCTAATACACCGGTTTTAGTGACAAAAAAAGACGTAATCGCGGACTTAGAAAAGCGCGGCGTTAAGGTGGATGTTTCTCTATCAAGAGAAGAATTACTGGCCCAACTTATGGATCTTGAGGCCAAAGGAATTGAATAATAATTTGTTGGGGGGACTAATAATCCCCCCAACGATGAAGATGAAATATAATACTAGAGGTGTAACCAATCCAATGGATAGTCAGTTTACCGGATGTTACGGCGGAGTTGATTTGGTGTTGCTTCCTGGTGAGACCAGATGGTTGCCATCGACAATTGCCCAACACGTTGCCGGTCAGTTGGCCGAGTATCTGTTTAAAAAACAGGATCGCCGCAACCCCAAGAGCGTTATTGGTGTTCCGCAGATTTTGAATAGCATTTTAGGAGATGAGATTATCACCAAAGACAGAGTTGAAAACTTGTCATTGGCCGATGAAATAAGACAGCACGAAGAGGCTTACGCGCGATTTGTCGAGGCAAAACGCCGGGAAGATCTCTTGAGAGATGCTGAAAAAGTATGATGGAAGTTCTTTATGAAAAGTTCAAAACAGAGTTTGGTGATTTAGTTAAGCGGATGGAGATGGAGTTTGGCAAGACCATTGACGAAACCCTAGAGGGGTTGGCTACTAAGAAGGCTTCGCTGGAAAACAAGGTTAATGAATTAATGGTTAAGTCGGATGAGTTATCAAAAGAAATAAAGAAAATGTCAACTGATTTGATTGAGCTTAACGATAAGTTAAAGACCGCCAACGCAAATTACAAATCACTTGATGATAAGAGAGTGGCGATGGCCGAGGAAGTTTTATCATCTGAGAATATCATCAAAGACGCTAAATTTAAGATGGATGATTTAGCAAAAAAGGAAGATGAAATAAAGGATCGAGAGCTAGCATTAAAGATTAAAGACGATGCTTTGCGCACGCGCGAGGCCAGGTATAACAGCATAATGAATAAAGTTAATCAACCATAATG